TAATACGGCCATGTCCTCTTCATGGCGCTTTGCCATTTGATGCGCCGCTTGCAACGCAATGACCCAGTTTTCTAGCTCTTCGTCAGTCGCTCTTACAAACCGTTGAATAAAGTTTTCGCCAGTCGGGATGTCCGTCTCTGCCATTGGTCTGCCCCCACAGTTCTACCATTTCGCAATACTCTTGTTCTATCACAAGAGCCTCTTCGTAGTCACCTTGCCCTGCTATCCCGAACGCCGTGATAATCAAGATGATTGCTATAATGCCTAGCGCGATCGCATCCGTCGATAATTCCCTCATACATTTCCCTCACTTTTTCGTTATTGCGCAACTTTTCCAAAGCCGCTATTTCTATTTGCCTAACGCGCTGACGGGATAGCCCTAACTCAGCGGCCACCTCCGTCAACGTCATTTGCTCAGTAAACCGATTAGTCATTACACTTTGCTTAGGTTTTTTACCATTTCTTCAAAGCTAACGTCGTTATTAATCATTACTGCTGTAATGCACTTCGCCAGCTCTTCGGTAGCGTGTTCTTTACACAGGCCGTGAAACATCGAGTTAGAAAAAGTTGTCACCATTAACCAGCAAACCATTTCTGGCTCTAGTAAGGAGTTCGTACAGTGATTAAATACCTTGTCGAGCAGGTCTGTCGCGAAAGCATCGAACTGATCAGTCTCTTCGTTAGTTGTGAAATCGACTACTTCACCCATCTTATAGCGCCCCGTATTGCTTGAAAAAATCGGTAGCTGAGCCATAAAACTCTATGCGCCATTTGTTGGTAAAGTCGATGCGCTCGAGGACTTTTATGCGCCATTGGCCTTCTCGATTGCGGACTATGTTGTAACGGTACTCTGTATCGCCGTGAATATCGTGGCTTTCTGTTTCTTCTGCTTTATCGTTAGCATCTAGAAACGCTTGAAAAGTAAGGTCGCCGCCTTCTATTAGCGCATTTGCTAATAACTGCGCCGCGCCCTGTGGATAACCGTCCCAATGATGATAGGCGGTGTGACCAGTATTAAAACGATAAGTTGCTCTTGTTGCCATTTTACTTCTCCCTTGTGCGCTCTTTATTGAGCTTGTAGTCACTTTAAAGGGAGTACCGTAAGCTGTAAACTATTTTTGTAAAAATAATTTAAGCATAATGTTTAGCAATTTCTGCAATAAACCGCTCTTGGTCTGGATGTCGTGCTAACACTTTAAGGTAGTCTTGTTCACTAAAACCTTTATCACGACTTAGCCGCTCTAAAAGATTTACTACCTTCGTACTAACAACTAAATTGTTTCTTTCTGCGAAACTTTGTCTTTGCTGATGTATGCACATAACTCGCAACTCCTGTGGCCGCCAGATATATTATACATTATTCAGCTACAGACTACGACACACGCTCACCGAGGCGTATTTCTTGATCTTTTATGCGCTGTTTAAACTCGGCTATTTGTTCGTTTAGGTCTGGTATAGACCACTTGTGTATTGTCCATTTAGTATCGGTAAGCCAGTCAACAAAATCCTCGCCGTACATCTCGACCATATACCGTCTGTAGTCATCGTGGCACTTACCGAAAAACCTATTACAGCCTTTGCATTGCGGGTGTATGTTTTCCTCACGTAGAGAATGAAAGCTGTAGGTTCTGCTAATAAAATGACCGCCATCCATTTGTTTATAGTGCTTTACGACCCCGCACGATACGCACTGCACATAGCCGTTTTCGTCTGCGGCTTTCATGCGCACTAACCGTTGAAGTAATTCGTGCGCTTTATCTTTGACTGTCTTGAGGCTTTGCTTTCGTGGCATGATAAGTCTCTTTGGTAAATCGGCGCTCGCGCAGTATGGCCTTCTCTGTGTGTCCGCAACTGCATGCCCAGCCTTCTAGCTTGTAGTCAGCCGCAGTAAACATCGGCACCATGTCTTTCCAGCACTTAATGCAGACCATGCTCTAGTCGCCAATCCTCGATAGTAGTTAGTAGTGCGGCGAGCCAGCTAGTCGTAAAAGAGTCGATGTCTATGTCGATAGTAATGCCCTCGGGACACGCCACGTCGATATAGACGTCAGTTAATTGGTTATTCCGCATGTTAGTCGTAGCCGCCATGATCGCTTCGACCCGACAGACGACAGCGCCACCGTCAGGCAGTGGCATAGACATGATGGGCATTTTTGCTGTCACTGTAGCGCCTCAATACCGACCTTGAAGCGGCTGAACTCGCCATACTTCTTGTCTAATACTACACAACTTATCGACCGCTGTGACCCATAACCGCTCGCTGAGTGCCATGCGTCAGGTGGTGGTAACACGCTCCACGATTCCCACGTAAGCCCGCCTAGTTCTTCTGCTTGCTTATGATGAATGTGACCTGTCCATGCAAAACGGTATTTAGTTCGGCCCCACTGCTCAGCATAGTCGCGTGTAATTGCTTCGTACAGCTGTCTAGTGCGTATCTTGTCGCCGTGATGCGTAACTACGAAGTTGTTGCCCCACTCAAAGTGAATGAACTTGTTGAAGTTATCGAACACCTTAACGCGCTTTTCTTTCTCGTAGTACATGCGGAGCATTTCATTTAGCCAGAGAGAGGCATCAGGGTCGTGATTGCCGCGAGCGTTGATGAGCCACACTTCGTCATACTGCTGAAGCATACGGGTCACGATAATTTGGAATAGATTGCCTGCGGCTCGTATGGTCTTGCCTGCCCTTCCCTCGACGTCAAGTAAGGTTCCAGAACCTGTCTCGCCCTTTAGGTTATTAGCATGAATCATGTCGCCCACGTTAAGCAAAACGCCTACCGAGCAATCGCCAGTGCTTTCGAGTAGCTTGTCCACGCCCTTTATTAGAGTGTCTTGGGCTATCTGCAAGTCCCAAGGGTCACTGCCTGTTTCAGGACTCCAAGCAAGCATGCCGAGGTGATGGTCGCCTACAATCGTGACGGCCATGCGGTCTTTCTGCTTCTTGGCTTTGCTTTTCTTGACGGGCTTTGCCAGCCCTTGCAGTTCGTCTTTCAAGCCTTCTTTGAAGTGTTTGAGCGCTACTTGTAAAGCATGCTCTTTGTCTGACTGGCTTTTAACCCACTGACCGACGGGCTTGCCTTCGTCGTTGTAATAGGTCGATACGCCTCTAACTGTGAAGCCGTCAGGAACAGCGTGTACATAGTCGTGTTCTGGACTGTAGCCCTGCTTAGCGGCGTAGCCTCTTACCGTCTCCAAGTGACTAACAATTGTGCTTCTAGAAGTTCCAAGCTCTTTTGCAATATCACGTTGGCTGACACCATTCTCTACTCGGCTGATTATCTCTTTCTGCCTTTCGGTTTTGCAAAACTGTAATAGGCTCATGCCTACCCCCCCAGTTTGCTGTACCTGCTGTACTCCGAATTCTGAGGCTTGGTTAATTTAACGCCTAGGTCAATACACCACGCCTCTACTTGTGTCATGAAGTATAGCATTTCTCCCCTGTCTAGCGTCGAAGTGCGCCGAACCTGCGCAGGGATGGTCGTATTGGAGATTTCTAGGTCTTCTGTTCCGAGGAATTTGTACTTAACCATCATCTTGATGTCTTCCTCGTTGCCAGTAAAACCGCCTTTTTTTTTGAAGTGCCTGAGCATGTCACGACACCACACATGGAACAGGTCGTTTTGGCTCATAGAGCGACGTGGCTTGTACTCCTTTACCTGCCACGACACTGGCTTATCCCAGCACCACTCCTTCTCAAGGAAGGTTTGAAACGCCTTGATGCGGTCTTTGATTTCAATGGGGTCTTTAATCAACCAGAACTCACCCATCATTTTGCACCCCATGTCGTTTTTTCATTAAAGTCAGCCAGAGCCACTCGATTGGATAAACGTTTTCTGCCTCCATGTATTCCCTTTCGCCATAACCGAAATCTTTGCGCTGACAGTCCCACTCAAATTTCGATCTTGGATATGCGCCGTTTATTCGCATGACAGCGGGGTCATCTGTAGCGCCGACCAATACCGCAACATCAGCTTTAAACTTACTCATGTTGTCAAAAATTAACGGGCCGTATTCTTTGTTAGTGAATTTCACGTCAATAGATACGTCATCAAACCATAGGTCTACACCGCCATCAGTCATAACGTTGACAGTGGGCAAGTCAATGTCTAGCAGACGAGCTACAGCTATTTCCGCTTTGTAGCCTAAAATATTGGCTTCGACTCTGCTTTGCTTTTCATTTTCTAAACGTGGCTTAAATCCCATGAGCTTTTCGCATAGAGCAACTGTATCTGCACCCATACACTCAGCAGTCAATAAGTCTTTTCGACTGAGTTTGAATTTCATCGCGTTACCCTCTCACCCTCAAAGGTCACGTATTGCCCGTACTTCTCAAGGCATGATTGTCTAAAGCGTTCGCTCTTCATGAAGTCGTGGGTCAAGTCATCGAGTTGAGTCCACTGCTTCATAGGCTTTCTGCCGCTCTGCTCATACTCTTTTTGAGCGAATGGGCTACCGCCTTTCTGATTCGCCCTAGCTAACCATGAATTGACGAAGCGAGGCATCCCACGCTCTGTCTTACGCTTAGGATCGTTAGAGTCGAGCCATACGGTCATTACGTTTAGCTCTGCAAATACATCAACCTCGGGGTAAGCGTGTTGCCAGCTTAGTATCTGTTCGTCTGTTGGTTGCCAATCAGTGCCTGCTTTCGTTTTCATCTAATTCCTCCTCTTCGACCTGCATTGCCTTTTCGCCTTCAAGCATGAACTGCATGATCGCAATCCAATTCTCTAGCAGGTTAATACGCTGTTCTGGTGACCATTCTTCAAACCAACCAGCAGAAAAATTTACCTCTCCTTCTAGTTCAGTGTAAGCAACTCTGCAACTTAGCTTCACGCTAGAGTCCAAGACTGTTTGGTACATTTGATTAAGGTCTACAAGTTCCAAACCTTCTTTATTTAAACTCATTACCCTTCTCCTTTTTTTAGACAATAGGAATCATTAGAGGCGGTTGTTGCCCTATACAAGTATCCTAGCTAGTCCATCATCCCTACAGTATCAGTGCAGATAATTAACGGCTCTGCCAGACCGCGCCCTTACTACATGGCAACATAACCACTGTTCGTCCCCGCCTCTAAAGGTCGTAGGAATGATTCGGCTTTTGTGAGCGACTGCACCTGAGACAGCACTATTTGACTAGGCTCGACTAGGCACACGTAGACGTTAAGAGTCGTAAGGAGTAGTTAAGAGGTGTACAGGGTACTAGAATACTGTACAATCTTATCTATCCAAAGTGTGCAAACTAAGGATGCCACATGCGCTAACCCTTCCGCAAGTGGTTTGGCCCCGTTTCCTCAACGGGGCTTTTTTTTGCCTACTCAACCCTCCAAACTCTATGGCCGTCACCGACCCAGCGACTCACGGTTTTGTAGCCCATGTCTACTAGAACTCTAGAGAGTGCGCGAAACGAGCGATTGTCTTTGTCGCCAACAAAAAAAACGCTGTCGCCTACGTGCATCTCTCTAGCAATTTTCTGCCATTTACCGAAGCCAGAGTAATTGCCTTTACCTCTACCGTCAGGCGGTATTTCAATACCCTTCTCGATTTTCATACTACCTCCCTAACCTCTCGAACTCGTCGAGCGTCATGTTAAGCCGACTAGCCAACTGCACTACACGACTGAACTTCATGTCGTCTTTGTGCCGCCAGCGGCATACCTGCACAGGCGTTACACCAAACTCTTTTGCAAGTTCGTCATTGCTGACACCTGCGAGCGCCTGCGCTTTCTTGAGCGCCTTACCGACATCAGAAGGGGAGGTCATCTTCAAACTCCACACTTGGCGCCAGTGACTGCTTGGCCTGTTGCATACCCTTGTTGTGGGCATCGTCCTTTGCCGTGGTGCTGAGAGACATAAACGTGTTGCCGTTCTTGTCTTTCTTTAGCCACGCTGACAGCCAGAATTCCGCACCACTACCATCGGTATAGCTACCCTTGTAGTCGGGGTGGGTTTCCTTTTCCTTCCTGTCGTTCTTAAACAGGACGCCTCGGTTGCTGTTGTCATACTCCATTTGCTAACTCCTTTCTTGCTTGATTAAATGCGTCATTGCCTTTGCATGCCGCACGTTCTTCGGTGGTAAAAATGCCGCCCTTTGTCGGCGCTCTAAACAGCGTAGCCATCGTCTCGTGGTCAATGTCACCCCAGATGCCTGCTAGTGACTGCCAGTCCTCGTTGGCGATTGCTTCTTTGGCATACATCACCCAGTCAAAGTGATCGCGTACCGTTGCCATGAACTCCAAAAACTCGCCGTCGTTCTGCTGGCTAATAGCGTTAGCCACTTCATCGGCAGATGCTATCTCCGTCCCCATCAAGTCGCGGTGTAGGAAGGCCACAGCGCGCCCACAGGCGCTTGTCTCGCATATCTCTAATGATGATGTGCCGTGGAGCCTAGACGCGTCTCTGCGCTCTTCTGCCCATCCTGTGGACACTAGGCGGTTGTCGGTGTCGTACACCTTGGAAACCATAACCACTCGCTCGTCGTCTGCTGATACAAGCTCAGTGACTAAAGTGTGATTAGGGTACTTGTCACGGAAGTCGGCCACGCGCTTTGCGACCGTCTTGTACTCCTTGCCGTGAATCTTAACTACGCCATCAGACATTATCTGCCTCCTCTGTTTTCGTACTCGTAGCAGTCAGCATAGCCAGCGTTGTACGCCTCCGACTGCCCCTTCTTGTGCTGTATGCCTT